GTTTTGTTTCAATTTATTTTTTTTACCAGCAAGACCCATCAACAACAAAAGAACAAAAAAGCACAGCACAAATAACATGCTCATCTGCCTACCCCTAAGCCGTGGTCGCAGATGATGATATATCAATAGGAGAGACAGCGCCCCTACACCCTTACATTGCGAGCGTGGTAGTCGGCGTGGCAGTCTCGCTTTTGTATGGCTTGTTCTCCGGGAACGACCCCAAAGCCCTGGATTGGCGCGGAATTGATGCGCCACGAAGAGCCGCCGCCGATCCCGTCTGTGTCTCGCTGGCGCTCGTCACAGGCGGGCCGGCAGCGTCGTGTATGCGCTCTGTCGTTTGCACAGACTGTTGGCCGAGTTCGTCACCCACAGGCCAAGACGTCGCGATTATCTCATGATCCTTAGATCGCAGGAGCGCACCGTAGGCTGTGCGGTCCACATACCAACCCAAGGCCCAAAGCTGGGCGGTCGTAAATCTATCCAGAACCTGCCCTCCCCCGGTCGCGCGAAATTCAACAACATCGACAGCGCCGAAAGACCCCGCATAACGGGGACGCGCGGATGCGGCCAAATCAACGATATAGCGGACCCCAGGCGGCAAATCCTTGTTCGTGTCGCGCTGCTTGACTGGACTAATCGGCGTGACCGGAATAGTAGATTGCTGAGGCTTGACAGATGGCAACGATGCGCGCTGCTGAGATACCACCTGCTTTACATGATTCACCTGCCGCTTTGCAGAATCAGGCAAAGCCGCGCCGGTAAAAAAGCGCATGATGAAGTAGATGCCGATGACTAGCGCCAGGATGATCGCAATCGCCGGCTTTTTCGCAGTCTGCCAAATCGTCCTCGATCCCGTCTTATAAACAGCATTGCCATCGGTACCGGGCTGTATGCCGTGATACAGTGGCCATATATCCGGATCGTAATTGCGTTTTTCGCTGCCGGTAAGTTCAAATTTACCAGCAACGGATGCGGTATAAAACCGGATGCTGTAAGCATTATCCTTCCCAAGTGCATCCAGCTTTGTGTACACATTTTTGCGCTGCATGCGGCGAATAACTGACCGATGCACCTCTTTGAAATCCTGAGTCATCAAGACCACATCGAGAGCAATGTGTCCATGTTTCGCAAAGAAATCAGCGTTCGCCTTGGGGATCGGCGCACGGCCAGTGGGCCAATACTCGTGCACCTCATCGACTACGATCAATGCGCCCTTCTCAAGATACGGGAAATGCAGTGACCCATCGGCCTGCGTGTCACAGACTAGCCACGCATGTACATGATCGTCATCCATTACGATAAGCAGATCGCGCACATCATCGACAGGCATACCCAGGTATGCAGCTATCTTATCGTGGTCCAGGCCATTAATTCGCGCATATATGCGGCGCTTTGCTTTGATCGCTTCGACAATATCATACTTTACAGTTTCGTAGCTTTTTCCGCTACGTGGCTGCCCCTCTTTTCCGACGATCATAGTATTAGGTCCACTGGAATAGTGTTAAAACAATGCGCGTGAGTCGAAATATCAATGCAGCCGATAAGATTACAAATGATTCCGCCAGATGGAACGTGACAATTGCCCATTGCGCCCATGGGCCAGCATTTCCGAGTATCGAACAGACAGTGAGATTAGACAGGAAATCCAGGGCTGGAAGCGCGTAAAGTATGACGCGCACCAAATCCAGAACTGTGCTGACAACAAACACGACAAGGTCGTGCATGAAATCTACGAACGCCTTCCAGATCGCGGCTATTTGGTCTGATAGCCAGTTTGTGATATCGCTGACAGGACCGGCAAAAGCATCACCCGCATATACAAAAATCAAGATTGCGATAATTATTATTATAACCTTACGATTTTTCATAGAAGCGCCCATCTGAATCCAACAGCGGACATAGCCGCGAGGAATACGTATCCCGCAAATCCCATGAGCGACCCTAGCGTACCGGAACAAAACTGGGATAAGTCGAATTTCCCCGCATACTGCCCACCGTCCCATGTCTCATTAGGACACTGACCGCCACCAGAACAGCCACCTAGAAATGAAGTGGCCGACTGGAATATCGGTGCACCCTGAATCTGAGACTTGAAATCGGAAAATACACTATCTACAGTATTACCACTCGGCTTATATAGATCACCAACTCCCTTGCCCGCTGGATCATTGCCATCCCCCTTATCATCCCCGTCACCATCACCAGACCCACTACCGCTACCGCTGCCTTGACTACCGTAGGACGACTGCCAAGTGGTCACGTTATCGTTATTTGTAGTGCCGCCAGACGACGAAGAACTAGTCCCCTGCCCTGATTGCTCCCAATCACCACCATTAGGCGGCTTTGAATTCGGAGGGTTTATATTGGCACCAACCGGCGATTTTGTAGCGCCCTCATTACCATCAACTTTAGTCCCTGCCTCAGTGGCAGACCAGCAGAATTTTTTACCTGATGATGATACCGCGCAGAGACGGCCATCCGGTTGCATACACTGGGTTAAATTCCCCTGCTTTACACAATCGTCCTTCGTAAGTCCAGAACCAGTTCCATCACCCATTGTGCAAGATTTTCCTGTAGGAGCAGCACCTGCCATAGAGTAATAAGTCATCCCTCCCGCCGTCTGTGTTTCCGCGCTAGTCGCAGGACCATACGCACAACCGTCCTGACAAGACGCACCATTTCCAAGTGATGACCAGCCGCTATTTAACACTGGTTGAGCGGAACAATTTTTCTCAGGAGGCTTACTGTTGTCATATCCGAAATCACCACACGATAAAGTCACCGGAGAAGATTGCGGATAAGTGGCCTGATACTGACAGCGGTAATAAGGAAACCCCTGCCCATCGGACTGTTCGATGCAAACGCCAGGAGAAGTTACAAGGTTGTCAGAAGAAGGTTGATGTTGCGCAGCGGATGAAGAGCATTGATTATATGCCTCTTCTTTCGTCATTGCCAATCCAATATTCGCATATAAATATGCAGATAAAAAAGTGGCGTATAAAATAAACTTCTTTGCGCGGCAAGAAATCACTGACTTGCCTCATTCATGCCAAGCACTGCGCCGTGCGCAGCAAGTCCACCCAAGAACGCAAACACCATACAGACCAACATGGCTCAATCCTCATTCCGATATTGATATTTATATTCTGCATCCGAATCCACATCATCATCATCTGCGTCGTTTTCATAATCTTGGAAATCTGATTCTGCGGAATCCGTGAAAAATGACGATACTTTTTCAGACATCCAGCGTGCAAAATCTGGAACTGACGCCAAAGCACCAGCACCCACAATGGCAGAGACGGCAGCCAGGAAAGAGAGACCGACAAACACCTGGCTGTAGTCAAACATTGAAGACGCCCTCAATAATCAATAATTGCATTACATTCCGGACAAAATAAATCCCCATCCGGTAGTTCGATTAAATCTTCACAGAAACACTCTGGACAAAAATCGTCCTCTTCATCATCTACAAATTCGTCTGAAATTTTGTCCGGAATTCTCATAAATACCTCAAAAAGATTGGGGAGGCATTGCCTCCCCTCCCCGGTGCCGTGTCCCGATTAACGGAAGAACGTCGCAACCTTATTCGTCATCCATCGCGCGAAACCCGGTGCCGCTTTCAGTGCGCCAGCGCCGATGATTGCCGCAACGCCGCTAGTAACGGCGAGACCTGTTAAAATGCTACTGAAATCCATTGTGTATCCTCTTTAAGTGGGTGTGTGCGGTGGTCAATCGCGTTCTGTAGAGACCATTTTCACGACAGCGCCGACAACGTACCCCACAACGTTGAGCGCAAGCACAAGGCCGAACGCCGCCGTAAACCAGCTACTGACAATTTCAGGCTTTGGCCACGAAAATATGTCAGCAATAACCTGCATCTGCGCATGCTCAGCAGACGACACCAAAACGTACCCGGTACACTGGTCAACAGCCTGACCAGTTTGTGTGAGCGTGCCGTCAGCATTTAGCGTTACGCAGATCGCCATGATTTATCCCTTAGACGCTGGCGGAACAGCAGCAGAGGTTTCACGTAACGCAACACCGAGCGGCCACAACTTGATGCGCTTGAGCGTCACGTCCCCGTATTGGCCGCTGCCATAGCTGTCCGGATGGATGACATAATCGCCCACCTGATAGCAGGGGCCATCGCCGAGTCCGACGTTAAACGTGGTTTCGTAGCCGCCACCAAGCAGGACACAGGCACGCTGTTCCCGGAATATCTGCGGCACTCCTTTGATGACGACACGACGCTCAATGATGCGATCATCTTTGACCCTCACAATAGACATGGAATTTCCCTCTTAGTTAAGGTTTCCCGCACATAGGCAGGTAGGTCGGCTGCCTTGCAGGCACGCTTGAAACGCGAGGGCAGCCCATCCCGCGCCAAGTGATTGACGACGAAGTCGCCGAATTGGTCGCCCAGCGCTTCGCGCAGGCAATGGAGTGTTGGCCCGACTTGCCGGTGCGCCCAGCGCACCATGGCTTCAGCGGTAGCTTCTACCGTGCGCTTCGCGATCTTGACGGCGGTAGCGACGCCCTGCCCTACTGTGGCAAGCAATCGGTCCATGTACGCGTAGGAGCCACGCAGATAGCGCATGGGATGCGTGAGCATTTCCAAAGGAAGTTCCGCATGCTTGCCGTACAAGCGCGCCTCATAGCGCACCCAAGGGGATTCGCAAACGCCTAGCTGCTTGCCCTTTTCATAGATGCAGAGTTGCTTATGACCTTTGCCGCCGACATAGAGCGTGGAGCCATCGCCGTTGCCGTGGTCATCCATAAACCGTGTCTTCGGCGGAGCGCCAGGGCCAGAGCCGAACAGCAAACAACCACCTGTATCAGACATGTTGGCGCGAGCCTGCGCTTCATGATGCCGCACTGTGCCAAGGACGCCGTCGTAGTCGTCATATGCGATATCGCAGCGCGTGATGCGAGCGCCGACAAGCTGCAAATTCACCTCAACATGACGCCAGTTGCGGATATACCTGCACGCAGCGCCGGACAAACTGACACACATCGTGTCGCCGTTGCCCTCGCAGCCGAATCTGCCAACCAACTCGCCGTTGGCGTCAATGATAGGCGCGCTACTGCGATAAAACTGCCATCGCTTCGCGTGGACCTGGCCCATGAACACGTCTCTCGGATCAAGGCCGAAAATCCACTGCAATAGGTAACGGAGGTTGAGCTTACGGGCCGCCTCTAGGCGATCCCGGTTGAAGACGACGGTCAAAAAGTCCACCGTCACCGCGTGCTGACGATCGCGTGCCGGCTGACCTTTTTGGCCCGTGTTACTCCCCGGGCCAACGAGCCCAGTATTTTTCACCGGTCCGTCCGGTGAAAATTCACCGAGCGCGCTCATGGAGTACCGCCCAAAAGATGAAAAGCTGTCATCAGGTGGGTGTGTGAGGGGGATGCCGACGACGGCACCGCAGGACGATTGCCGATGAGGCAGACATTACCCGTGTGCGGGTAAGGCGTTGCACGTAGGGGCTGAGCCCCTACACCCCGATCAAGGCGCGCGGATGCAGCCTGCATGCGGACAGCGACCCAGTAGTCGCCGAGAGTAACCAGATGACCATCAATCTCTATGAGTACGCCAGCAAGGTCGAACACGTCAGCGCGAGGTGTCGGCACAGAGAGAAGGATGCGCTGCGTGCGCGATACAGTCGTCTTAGATTCACGCATTGCGATGCCCCCGGTTTGATGCATGACGGCGCGATGCACGCATACGCATCCGGATCAACCGCAGCAGCTTGTTACCGCCGAGGCGATAGACGCAGAGGAACAGAAGTCCCAGAAAGAATAACGTTGCCGATATCGGCTGATGAGATTGCGCAAGGAAGTACATAGACAACAGGAGAGTGACGTACCAACGGATCACTGATGCACCCCCCAAGACTTTTCGATTGCATCAACAAGGCGATCTAACTCAGCGACTTTACGACGAGCACGCCTTGCAGTTTGTAGCATCACAAATGCACGATATTCCGCATACCAACGACGGACACGACGATGACGCAGCCAAGAGAAAATCCTGATGATGCCAGCCACAGATAACGCACTGGCAATCGCCAATAAGGAACCGAGAATGAAGTAACTCATAATTAAAAAGGGCGCGTTATGCGCCCTTCCCCTTTGCCAGCTTTACAACAGGATTCGGCTCTAACGGAAGTTGATCGCCCGATGCCGGCTTTGCAGGTTTGAGTTTCTGAGCGGCGAAGCACGCCGCAAGGATCAAACGCGACACCTTCGACTCGCCCAACTCGGCAAAATCTAATGCGGCACGCTGCAACTCAACGATGCGAGGCTGGATTGCCTTATGTTGATCCAGATTCATGCGGCCACCTGCTCGACAGCGCGGACACGGAAATCACGAGCAACATCATCGCGTTTGAAACCACGCGCAACCATTGCATCAATACGATCATGCTTGCGAATAACAGCGGACTTGCGATCCATGAAGAGATCGAGCGTCATCCACGTGCGGCCCATGAGCGGGCGGTACTGCACTTGATAGCTAGACATGGTGTAACCCCGTTACCCCTACCCGTTGAACCCAGACACCCTCGGGGGTGCGAGGGGCTGGGCGGACACCATATGGCGTCCATTAGGAATGTACACTAATCGGCGTCCACGTGGAATCCTTTTGGCGTCCAATATGCATATAAATACACTTATCGAACTATGCGTTCAGCGTGCAGTCAGGAAGAGCGTGCGCGGACTTGCCGAGCAACTGGGCATAGGCCACAGCGTGATGAACGACTGGCGGCGCGGATTAAAACCAGTCCCAGATGAGCGCATACGGCAACTCGCGAAATTCGCAGGCCAGGACCCAGGCGTGTGGCTATTGCTCATCCACTCAGAACAGGATGAAGGCGACCTAGGCAGAGAATGGGCGAAGCTTTACAAGCGACTAGCCAGCGCCACGATTGCACTGCTGATGTGCATCGGGACCGCCCTACCCGATCACGCAAAAGCCTCACAGATCAATGCGTTGCATGAAGCGCAGACGAGACATTATGCGAAATTTGCAGGATCGCAAAACTGCGACTCCGTTGGCTGTGGCTGTGGTTGACATCGTGGCTACCATCCAAGGCACAAAGCGACAAGGAAATCGCAGCATGAGCGACACCTACGACATCGACCGCCGACCCCCGTGCTGGGAAGCCGGCAAGCCCTGCCCGAACCACTGCGCTCAGGCGCATGCGCGGCACATCATCGACAACCACGTCGAATTGCATGGACCTTGGGCCGGCTGGCGACTTGCTGGCCGAGACCTCGTGGCACCAACAGGCGAACGGATACCCGAACGCAGGCTACGCGGTCTGCTGTGGCGTGCAGATGCCACCGACTTGCGCGACACCGCCCGCGCCCGGAACAAGGCCAGAAAAGCGCGTCAGCAGTCGATGGTGAAAGTTGTTGTCGTGGACCTCGCGACGTGGCGGGATCGGCACTTCGGACGCATGGCCTGCTAA